ATGCAGTTTTGTGAAACTGTATGGATGGTAAAAATGCTGTTGTGGCTACTCGTTGTGTTTTTACCGATTAATTACCGCTCATATATTACAGCTGTTCGGTCTTTATAGTCGGTTATTACCCTCTTTATCGGCCCTAACCGCCCTTTTATGTCTGCCTGTAATTTTTATTTTTGTAAACGAGAAACATTAATTCTTTTTATAATTATATTATGTACATTATAAAAAATTAAAGACAAAAAGAAGGGTTGTGTTTTCGCCCTCGAGTGGTTACTACTTTAAGTGACAAACAGTGGAAGTCTGTTACTCTTCCAATCCGTTAGTAGGCTGGATTATAAGTCTCTCATGATGATACATGTTAAACACGTTTGGCGTTGAACGATATCAACCAATTCAAAACAAAGTACAACTATGCACAATATGAACGACGCTGATAACGTCACCAAACATAGAAGTACTATACGTAATAGTGGAGGTCCCACCCCGACTGGAAAAGGACGGGTCGTCTCTGCGAAACGTGCAAAATATCTAGAACGTGTCCAAGAAAACAAAGCGAAAACCAGAGAGTTGAAGATTCAAGACAAACGAGATAACAAATTACAACTAAAAATGTCGATTGCTACAGATGACATTTTATATGTTCGGAATGATAGTTCTTTTAGTAAGCATTCCGAAGATTATAAGTTGCAAATGTTTTCGTTTTTGCGTGTTACGAATGATATTGCGAATGAGGAAGAAAACTCATTTTCAAAAACAGCTAATGCTATTAATAAGTTGGCTCATGATGGTGTAAAGATTGATGAAAATACTCTTGATGTTTTAAAAGAAATATCAGAGAAAATTTCTAGTACTCATCATGATCTAACTATTACTCAAGACATTTTTGATTTGAATGCTCTCAAAAATGTTCTTCCAGAAATAGTTGTTGTCGTTCTTGTTGTTATAGTGTTATATACTTATAAACCACAATCGAATATGGAGAAATTTGCGATTATGAGTTTAGTTGGTACTTGTATAACACTATATTATAGCGGCATTGCACAAGATATAAAATTGAATATTGAACGAGCTGTTTTTAGTACTCGTCCACAAATTGGAGGTGATGAAGATTCATATGCTGAGATAGCAATGTCACTTTTTAATTTGTTTACTATGTCAAGGCTTAAAGTTAACGTACTTGACGTTGAAGATATGCTCAAATTGGGTATGAGACTTAAAAATGCAAATGCTGGTTTTAGACCTTTAATGTCTGCAGTTGGTTATGCTGTGGCTTTTATGTGGGATAAGATTCAGTCGTATATGATTTGCAAATATCCTGATTCATATATAGTTACTGGTCAGGAATTTATTGACACGTGGTTGAAAGAAGTCAATACTTTGCGTGAAAAGCATTATAAGCAAGAGTTATTTGCAAATGATTCGTCTCTTTCCGATGTTGCCAAGCTAATAATTCGTGGTAGAGAATTATTATTAAGACTTGGTGGTAGTAGAGAAGTTCTTAAGTTCAAAATGCTTCTCAATGATCATATCTTTAAACTTGAGAGTATTGAGAAGTCTCTTAAAGCTACTAATTTCCGGTTCAATGGAGTTCGACAGGAACCTGTTGCAATATTATTGCGCGGTCCTCCTGGTTGTGGTAAATCTCTTTCAATGCAACATATTGCTCATGCTATAGCTGCTTCTACATTTAATGATGAAGATTTAGCAGCTTATAACAAACAACCTTCTGTATTTGTTTATAATAGACAAGCAGAAAATATCTATTGGGAAGGTTACGATGCTAATAAGCGTATACTTTTCATAGATGATTTAGGTCAAGCTCGTGATCAAGCTGGAGTACCTGATAATGAGGTTATGAATGTTATAAGAGCTATAAATGTCTTTGAAAATCAATTGCATTGTGCTGCTATTGAAAGTAAGGGCAACACAACTTTTCGATCTTCTTTTGTTATTGCCAATACCAACTTGGATTCTTTTAATTTTGAATCTATTGTTGATAAAGGCGCTTTTGAGAGAAGGTGGGATTTTATTTTTGATGTTGCCCCTATCGACAGATATTGTGTTGACCCAACAGTAAGTCTCTGGGCGAAACGTATTGATAGAGATAAATTACCAGTTGTCAATTCTGACGGAGTTGTTACTACAGATTTAAATGTTAGGCAACTTGAGTTCCATTTAAGGAAATATGATGGACATAAAATTGTTGCTGGTGGTACTGTTGTTGACTTTGATGGCCTTATGGAGTTAGTACTTAAGAGATATGAAGCTAAGAAAGTTTGGCATCAGCAATATCTCTTAGGTCTTGAAGCTACTATGACTCAATATAAGTTACAAGGTAAAGGAAAGGAAGTTGAGGAAATTCAGATGTTTGAGGTTGATAAATATGAATTTGATGAAGTGCATCAATCTATTTTGACTAGATTGAAAATGGATTATGCACTTTATTGCAAATTTTTGAGAGTTTCTATAGATATTATTAACTCTCTTAAAAATTTGTGGAATAAACCTCTTGATGAAAAGGTTATTATTATTATTCTATTGGATCATTTTATCCAAAAGATTAATATTTGTGATGTAACCCAAATCTCAACTCTTGCTAATGAAGTGGGTATGAAATATTTAGATTACTCTGAGTCATTACCTGGTCTTTTTGAAGAGGATAAAGCTTTGGAAGTTTATAGAGGATTAATTCCTATGGTGCGCGATAAATTAGGAGAAGTTTGGTTAAATAGTTATGAAAATGTTATTAAGACATTTTCTACTATTTTTTCTTCATTTCCTACTGATACTATTGCAAATATCCGTAGTGAATTTCCTTCTATTAACTATGCTACTGTAAGTAGTGTTGCTATTGGTTCTATGGCTATTTACCATGCATTAAAACTCTTTTATTCATGGTTGACTCCAGTTGGAGCTCCTGAATCAAAGCCGAACAATATAAGAGCCAGAAGAATTGTTAGAGCTAAGGCACCAGTTGTACCTCAATCAATTTACAATGGTAATGATTCTGTTAAGTCTTTCGTATATGGGAAGGCAAGAAAGAATGTGTATGAGGTATATATGCCTTTGCCTCCTGATGAAAGAAAACCGGGCGCAACTCATCGTTCTTGTGGTTTTATGTTAATGTTGAGAGGTTATGTTGGTATTATGCCATTACATTTCTTTTCACGTTTGCAATATGATTTCCAAAATGGAACTGATGGTGATGATATTGTTCGATTTACAAAAGTTTGTGCTGAAGAAGAAACTTTTGATCTAACAGTTAAGGAAATGCTAACTTTGTGGATTGATAATCCTAAGTTATATGATTGGGAAATTGGTCTTATTAAAATGCCGAGACATTTTAGACCTGCCAGAGATATAACTACGGGATTTTTATCTAAAGATGAAATACGTCGTTTCCATCAAGTATCTGCTATTTTAGGTATTTTTCCAACTGGATCTGAAAATTCCGTTGATAGATTCAAGGAGTTGCTGGTTACAACAGCTACTTTATCTGGAACTCATAGAATCGATGATGCAGAATGGGAGAGTTTTACAATTGAAGATACTTGGCGTTATTCTGCTCCTACTGTTGGTGGTGATTGCGGTTCTTTGTTATTCCACAATTCTACTAGGAAACCAGCTATTATTGGTTTCCATGTTGCAGGAATTGAGGGCTTACGTCAGGGTATATCCACTGTCTTGAGTAAAGAAGTTATTGATAAAGTTATGGAATTGGCTAATGATGATTATAAGTATGATTCCACTACTGAACCAGATTTGGATGTCGTTATTGATGAAGTTTCTAATATGGTTCTTGAAGGTAAATTGCAAGGATCATATCCTTCATCTAATGGTAAAACTTCAATTATCAAATCTTCCTTGTGGGGTAAGTGGGGAGATGCCAAAAAGCGTCCTGCCAAATTAAAGCCCTTTTTAAAAGGTGACGTTAAAATTGACCCTATGCAAATTGCACAAACTAAATATTGTTCTGCTGATGTTTTTATACCGAGAGATTATATTGAACAAGCAGTTCTTAGTTTGGAAGCTTCTTTATATAGAAATTCTTCTAAATTTGATGTTAAAGAAGTACTTTCTTTTAAAGAAGCTGTTCTTGGTGATGATAGTGGTTTATTTACATCAGTCCCTAGGAATACTTCAGCCGGTTATCCATACAGTGTTGGTGTTGGTTTGAAAACGAAGTTTAGGTTCTTTGGTACTGATGCCGATTATAATCTTGATAATGAGGAATGTCGTTTACTTGAGAAAAGAGTAGATGACATTATTTATCAGGCAAAGCAGGGTGTTCGCGTTGCACATTATTTCACAGATTGTTTGAAAGATGAGCTACGTAAACATGATAAAGTTGAAAGTGGACAAACGCGTATGTTTTCTGCATGTCCAACACCATTATTGATTGCTGTACGAATGTATTTTGGTTCATTTTTAAAATGGATCTTAAAGAATGCAATTAAGAATGGTATTGCAGTTGGAATTAATGAATATTCAGATGATTGGCAAGGAGTTGTCAATTATCTTGAAGAATTTGGACATGATAAGCGTAATATCGGAGCTGGTGATTATAAAGGTTTCGATATGTCCCAGATCCCTCGTATTCAATGGGCTATTCTTGATATTGTCAATAAGTGGTATGGTGACGATGATGGCATGAAAGTTAGAACAGTTCTTTGGTATGAAGTTGTTAATTCTAAACATATCAATGGACCGGTTGTAACATCTTGGGCGTCATCCTTAGGTTCGGGATTTGCACTTACTTGGTTGATAAATGCTATGTATAATCAATTGGCTTTTAGGCTTTGTTGGATGCACACATTTGATGATGCTAGTGCTTTTAATGATGCTGTTAGGTTAATTGTTTGCGGGGATGATCATGTTTACTCTGTTCATCCTGATTATGCTGATGCATTTACCGAAAGAGTTGTGCAAGTCAATATGGAAAACATTGGCTTAAAGTATCAACCTGAAGATAAAAATAAATTGATTTGTGACAATTCCTTGAGAACGATAGAAGAAGTGACTTTTTTGAAGCGTCATTTTGTTTGGGATAATGCATTGCGTAGATTTGTTGCACCTCTCGATTTGGATACTATTTTGGAGATTCCTTATTGGGTTAGAAATTTATCTACGATTGTATTTGATACCCAAACTAATGTTATGAATGCTCTTGAGGAATTATCATTACATGACTCTGTCACTTTTGAATTTCGATCCAAGCAAATAGCTAAAGCTGTTATGCAGGATCCAGATTTGATTGATGTAGGTCATTATGATTATGATACTTTACGTCGTAAGGTTTTAGCGCGAGGTTCTTCTTGGACAGGATTTAGATTTGTTCCACAAATGTTTGATATATCAAACACAGGGAACAATATGTTTTTGTCCAGGGGATGTTGTGCTACAACTTGTGGTACATTCTATACTTGTTCGTGTGAAATTTTCTCTACTGAAATTGATATTCACCCTATCTCTCGATTACAAATGTCTGGTAATGAATTTATAAGCGGAAAACCAGTCAGATTGCTTGAGATAAGAAGACAGCGTTCTATTAAGAATTACTGCCAGGGAGCTGTAACGGCTGATCCGTTGAATTCCAGGAGCTTATACAGGTGGAAACCTCAGGCGCGAGGACCATTTGACGAAAGCGCTGCTGAAACCAATCATACACAACACGACCATGATGCAAATGAAGGATTGCAAGATGGTCAAAAACCGGGTAACTTTGTTATGGAAAGAACAAGTGCCCCAGATCCTTTTTTGATGGGTAACACTACATCTGCAGCTGTTGATGCGGAAAGTGCAAAGGCTAGTATTCAAAGACCTTTGACTGTTTCTCAATCTGTTTTAGTATCTCCCAGAACTGGTGTTATGCAGGAAGTTTGTGACTTTTTAGCAAAACCTCAGTTGATTGCGAATGGTACTTTAGCAACTACGGATACTGTTCCTACAAATCTTTTTTCTTATAATGTACCGGCTGACTTTATTACTCAGTCCATATGGATTAGTAAAGTTAGTGGTAATATGGCATTTCGAGCTACATTGGTACTTGTTCTACAAGTTAACGGTAATCGTTTTCAGCAAGGTAGGTATATTATGGCATGGATTCCAGATGGTGGAGCTAGTGCTATTAATCGTGCACAGTGGTTGGCTGGTCATTCAGCTAATTTAACTCAAGTGACGCAATTACCTCATGTTGAAATAGATGTTAATTGTGATTCACAAGCTATACTTGAGATTCCAACTATAAATCATATGGGTTGGTATCCATTATGGCTTGCTCCGGGTTCATATAGTGGAGGACAGGGTGGTCAAGTTATATTGAGACCATATTCCCCATTAGTTGCTCCTGCTGGTTCAACGGTAGCAACATATTCACTATATGCTTATTGGAAGGAACCTGAATTTACACTACCTTTTGCACCTCAAATGAATAGTACACGTGTTAAATCCCAAATTAAGAGGAAGAAGCGAACTGAAGAAGTTGAGCAGGATGCTATGGGTGTTGGGCCAGTTTCTGGTGCTTTAAGTACCGTTGCTGAAGCTGCCCAAGTTCTTGAAGGAGTTCCTATAATTTCTTCATATGCTGCAACAGCTACTTGGGCTTTGAATATAGCATCTAAAATAGCGTCTGCTTTTGGTTTATCAAAACCTCACAATGCTGGTGCTTTCAATTTAATGCAAAGATTTATTTTTCCGAGAATGGCTAATAGTGACACACCTGATGGCTCGGCAAAATTAGCATTATTTGATAGTAACGCGATTGATGATTTACCAGGTTTTGCTGGAACTGATATTGATGAATTGGCAATAGGTAATATAGCTACTATACCAGCATGGTATAATACTATATCTTGGACTACTGCTAATCCAGAGGGTTATACTCTTCTCGGAGGTTCGGTTGCTCCACGAGGTTACGTTGTTAATTCAACGTATGGGGCTTATACCGTAACATTTCCAACACCATTATCTTTTTGTGCGAGATTTTTTGAACTATGGAGAGGTGGTATTAAATTTACTATTAAGATAGTTAAGACTGAGTTTCATACTGGGCGTTTAATGTTTGCATTTTCACCTAGCAATTTAACTCTTAACTATGCTAATACCACTCCTTCTGTTGCAAATAGTGCCTATTTACATAGACACATTATTGATATAAGGTATGGGAATGAGTTTAGTTTTATAATTCCTTGGGCAAGTATGAATCAGTATTTGTCGACTAATGCTGGTACTAATGAATCTGCTACTGGATATGTCCTCATATACGTTCTCAATCCTTTAGTCGCTCCAGCTAATGTTTCTACAACAGTTACATTACTGTGTGAGGTTTCAGGTGCTCCGGATATTGAATTTGCTGCGCCCATCAATGTTTATGATAAGCCCGTTTATGTCACTACACCGCAAATGGCTGCTTCTTCTTCTAATACATGTGAAATTGTTTCAACTTATATTGGTGATTCTAAAATGATTAATACATTGGATTCAGCCAGAATGTGTATTGGTGAGAAGATTTTATCTTTTAAGACTTTACTTAAAAGATTTAATGCAGTTGGTGCTGGTACACAGGGTACTGCTAGTCAGGTTTATTTGTTTATGCCGACTGCTTTAATTATTGATCAAATTAGCGGAACAAATGTATTAACTGCTAATGCAGCTGCTATTGCTGATGTGTATTCAATGATTGGTGCTTGTTTTGCTTTGGGTAGAGGATCTATGAGAGTAAAGATATACCAGCCACCGGGTGATGTTCAAGGTTCATATGTGGGTAGTGTTATGTATGACGGATTGTATAATCCAACTGTTAATTGGGGTTATAATGTTGGAACTATATCAAACACTGGTATTGGAAATGGCATGAACGTTCAAGTTTTTGATAATGTAATTTCCCACGCTGAGGTTGAGTTTCCATTTTATCATAGGTACTTTGCTTGGCCTGTTTCAGACAATACAAACAATGATGCCGGTACTATGAAAGTGGGAACTTCTTTATTTGCCCCACGTGTATATGGACAGTATTTTTCAACTGGTACACCCACTCTCATTAATCAATTCAGAGCTATTGGTGACGATTTTAGCTTTGGATTGTTTGTTTCTTGTCCAAGCTTTGAATCTTGGACCAATTCACCATCATAAATTGGTGTTATACTTTTGGGTTTAAGTTTAAACAACCCCGCAAGTAGTTTAGCGAATTATTTTGTGTATTTAGCCAGTGCTTTTCTCAACATGTCATAGTTGAGTTTTTCAGCATTTTTACCACCCAGTTATGTCACAAACTGGATTTCCGACGATTTTTAAATCTCATCATTTTGCAATATTGGGTCCCTCAAGGCTTTAGTGTTGCAACGTGATCTTTTTATTTGATTTTAGAGTTAGGCGCAATTAGCTATCTATATGGTAGTGAACCGCAGTCCTCTTTAACAGCGATGTAACCCTTAGGTGGGAAGCCAACTGGAATCAATATTTGAAAGAGATCAAATAGGAATACGGAGC